ATTAAGGCAGGGCTTTTTTAATTACACCAATATGATTATTCTAAAAAAAGAAATATTTAAACAAAGTGAGAAAAAGACTTATTATCCTAAAGAAAAAGTCAATTTCTCCAAAAAAGAGGAAAAAGATTTGGTAGATAATGGATTTGCTGAATTTGTAAAAGAAAGAAAGACGAAAGAGAGTAAGGTTGATTTTAAAACAAAATAATGTCATATCTAACAATCATATCACTAGAAGACGCTAAGACGTATTTAAGAATAGACGATACTTTAACTGAAGACGATGCCAACATTACAAGGATGATAAAATCCGCATTGAGTCAAGTAGAATTATTGACAAATCATATTTTGTTTGCTAGAGCAAAGGATTATTTATTTGTTGATTGTAAAGTTAGCGTTTATGATTTTCCTATAAACAGCGTAACAGCACCTACAGAAGACTTAACAACGGTAAAAAAGACTCTTTATAACACATACTCAACAAGCGATTCAACACAAGAAACATTGACTTTAAATGTAGGGTATTCAGATGTTTCTGACATTCCTTTCGAACTTGTCGAAGTGGGTTATGAAATGATTGATATTATGTACTACGCAAAGGAGAATAAGCTATCTATGATGAGTAAAAATACAATTGATAACTATAGAAGATTTATTATATAATGTTAAGAAAAATTAAAGTATTTATTTTTAGATGGCTATTAACGGAAAGTGAAAAGTGCTTATTAAATCAAGCTCTTAATCTTCAATATGAAAGTATTAGAAAAGACTGTATTTCTCCTGACTATAAGGCTGATTTACAAGAAATATACGATTTACTAGAGATGTGTAAGAATAAACTATGGTATTAAATAATGTTAAGTAGAAAACTATCTAAGCGTGTTGAATTATGGCAAACTACTAATGTTTCTGATGGATTCGGAGGGAATACTGTTAATGAAACTTTAATAACTAGTTCATGGGCAAGTGTTAAAACTATGGGGGTAAATAGTAGATATTCTAAAATAAACTCTTCTGAAGGCGTTGGGTCATCTTCTAATGGGATAGTTATCCAAACTCGTAGAAGGAATGATATTACAATTAATAATATAAATCAATTCATAAAATACGCAGGCGTAAAATACACAATACAATCCATGCCTATTGATGTAGATTTTAAACACAATTTAATAGAGTTTATAGCTGTTAGGCAAGAGTTAAAACAAGTTACAGAAATAAGCCCTATAGTGTAATGGCTGACAAGACATTAAAAGGATTAACAAAAACACTAAGAGCTCTTGAAAAGTTTGGAATAGAAGCGGATAAAGGAGTGGATGCAATTGCTGAAGCAACGGCAAATGATATTGGAGCAGATGCAAAAACAAACGCGCCTAAAAACTTAGGTAAGTTAGCACAATCCATCTCTTCTCCTGCAATAAAATTAAGCGATTCTAATTATAAAGTATCTGTAACGGCTAATTATGCAGGTTACGTAGAATTTGGAACGGGAGCAAAAGTAAGTATTCCAGCAGAAATGCAAGAATTAGCAAGTAGATTGAGGGGTGAAAAAGGAACATTTGAAGAGGGTTTACAATCTATTAGGGATTGGTGTAGAAGTAGAGGGATAGAATTAAGCGCGGCTTATCCTATTTTTATAAGCATCCTAAAGAAAGGAATTGAGCCACAGCCTTTTTTATATCCTGCTTTTCTAAAAGGTAGAAAGAACTATCTAAAAGACTTGAATAGGTTTTTAAACGATTTAACAAAAAAATATGAATAAAAGTTTGCCAGATAGATGGATAAGAAAAGCAATTTACGATTTAGTTAATGGAATAACTGTAGATGGAAATACTATAAATTGCTTTGATACAAGGGTAACAGGAAATGTTAAGCCAGATCATTACATATTAATGTCTACTCAATCAAACGAGGTGTTAGATGTAAATAAATGTGAAAAACAATGGCAAAGCTATATTTTATTAGATGTGGTTACCACTTATTTAGCCCCAGGAAACACAGGAAGTAGGTTGTTGGCAGATAATATAATGGATCAGGTCAGAGCTTTGACCGACAATTTAACTATAGATGTAGCAAGTGGAATGTATGTGCATAGAATGGAGCAAAGTTTTCCTAATGACATAACAACGAAAACACCTAATCAAAACATATTCAGAAAGTTAATGAGAATAGAATTAGTTATAAATTAAATCTATGAAAATTACTGAATTAATAAATTTTGATTATATTTGATGTATAAACATAAATTATAAAAGATGGCTGAATTAATAAATGGTTCTGTCGAGATATTGGAATTATGGGATGGCGCAGCATACGAGCCAATCGCTTGTTTAAATTCCAACGGCATTAACGAACAAAGGGAAGTTATAGAATCAACAACTAAATGTGATCCAGATGAAGTAAAGAGGTCAAATGCAGCATATTCTTATGAGATGTCTTTTGAAGGTGAATTTGCAAAGACAGAAGCAGGTAAACAATCTTGGGTTGAGTTAAAAGAAAGAATACGATCTACAACGGATTCTGTGGTTACTTGGAGGGTTACAACAACATACATTGACGACTCTACTACTGTTGAGTATGGTTCTGGTATTTTGACGAGTCTTGAAAAAACAGCAGAAACAAATGCAAATATTACTTTTTCAGGAACTATCTCTGGAAACGGAAAACCAACAAATACAGATCCTAATGCGTAATGAATAGCAGTATAAAATTAGACTTCAACGGCAAAGAAATACCATTTCATTATGGGCTTTCTTTTTTAGGGTTCTTATTTAAAGAAAAAGGGATTGATGTTTCCGATATTCATACTAAAATAACCACGGTTGAATCATTTTCTTTTTTACCTGAATTGATTTTTTGGAGTCATTGTCATTGGTGTGAAAGAAATGCAAAAGATGTTGAAATAACTCTTTTTGATATTAACGATTTTATAGAATTATCAGGGCATTATAAAAGCGGAAGTCCAGCATCTAAATTCACAGAACTATTCTTGCAGTCTATATTAAGCACGATTCCTGATACAGAAGAGGTAGGTGATAGCAAAAAAAAAGAATCGAAAACTGGGACGTTGAAATAATATCTTTAGTCATTGGTGAGTTTGGGTGCAGCTATAAAGATTACTGTAACATGACTTGGGTTGAATTTCAATTAAGATTACTTTCTTTTAATAGAGTTCAAGAAAAAGAATGGAATAAGGTTCGCTACTTATCCACATGGATAATAAAATCAGGGTTTCTATCGGCACAAGATAAAAAGAGAGAATTGAATGGTATTGTTAATCAACAAAGAAACGGAGGTCTTTCGCAACATCAGAAATCAATACTTTTAAAAGCTCAGGAAAGACACAATAAAACAAAAAAGTAATGCCAGAGTTATCAGTAGAAATCACAGGAAAAGCTGACAAGCTAGAAAAAGCCCTTAACAACTCAAAGAAAGGGTTAAAGTCATTTGAAAAAGACACTAATAATTTTCAAAAGAATTTTAATAAAAGCACTACTTCTGCAACAAAAAACGTCAAAGGGTTTCAAAAAGGAGTTGGTGACGGTCAATCTGCAATGACATCATTTAGTAGGGTGATTCAGGATGCACCTTACGGGATAAATGGTGTTGCTAATAATATTACTAATTTAACAGAACAATTTGGTTATTTAAAAAACAGAACAGGAAGCACTTCAGGAGCTTTAAGAGCAATGCTTAAAAATTTACGTGGTTTTGGAGGTGTAACTTTTGGAATATCTTTAGCCACTTCTTTGATAGTGGCTTTTGGAGATAAAATAGGAGGTGCTGCAAAAAAAACAAATAATTTTGTTAAAGCTGTTGGAGAAGCTTCTACAGGGGCGGTTGTTAAGTTTAAGGTATTAACCGACACATTATTAGATGTCACAGCATCAGAAAGGGATCAAGCACAAGCTATAAAGATGTTAAAAAAGGAGTTTTCAGATTTTGATACTTCTTTACTAACAAACAAAACAAGTTACGAAAAAGCTAAAATAGCTGTTGATAATTACACGGCTTCTTTAATTAGTCAAGCTAGGTCACAGGCTGCTTTAGGATTAATAGAGGAAAAGCAATCTAAAATATTAGAGTTAGAAGAAAAAAGAATGATGGCTATTCGTAATTCTTTTGGATCTGCAACGATTAAACAGTTTGAGGAAAGAAGATCAAAACTATTACAGAACGCAGAGAGACAAGCAGGTGATTTAAGCAGGTTAGGAGACAAAGAGCGTCAAATAAGAGAACAACAACTTCAAAAAAACATTGATTTAATCAATACTAGATTCGATGCTGTCAAAAGCATGGGAGCTAAAGAAATAGACGAGTTAGAAACTCAAATTAAAATACTTTCTAATTTAGCAAAAGTCAGAGATAAAATACTATTTGGTAAAGTTGTTAATGATAGGAATAGGGTTGAAAAATCTTCTTTTTTAGAGTCAGTCGGTATACCGAAAGATTGGAAAGAGCAAGTTATGGGTGTTTCTGAGTATTTAAAAGATAACCCTATTAAATCTCCTGAGATAGATTTTACACCTGCTTTAACTTCATTATCATTATTAGAGTTAAGACTTTTAGAATTTAGTGCAAGATCAAACCAAATAATACAAGGTTCTATCATTCAAACCTTTAACCAATTAGGGCAGGGTATAGGAAATGCCTTAGCTAATGGAGGAAATATACTTGAATCTATTGGATTGTCATTGCTTAATAGTATGGGGCAATTTCTTTCCAAAATGGGAGGGTTGTTGATTCAATACGGAATAATGGCTAAACTAAAGGGGAAGTTAGATTTAGCGATAGCTAAAGGAGGTGCTTTTGCTATTGTAGCAGGAACCGCGGCTATTGCAGCAGGTATCGCTTTAAAAGCGATAGGAGGCGCAATAAGTAGAGGTGCAACAGGTGGGTTTGCGTCTTCGGGTGGTGGTGTAAACTCAAGTGCCTCTACTTATAGCTCTTCATCTAGTGGATCTTTTTCAGGGGGTGATTCTGGAACGGGGTTGCAAAATATTGTCTTTGAAATACAGGGAACAAAACTAATAGGGGTATTAAACAATACTTTACAAAGAAATAGCGCTTTAGGCGGTACTTTAACAATAGGTGGGTAATGGCATTAAAATATTACTTTGAATTTATAGACGTTGAAGAGGTTCTTCATAGGTGTGAGATATATAGTGATGATTTTGTAGGTGATTCTACAGAGGTAAATGGTAGCTTGTCGCTAAATAAGGCAAAATCAGATGATATACTTGATAGTATTCGTGGAGGTGGATTGATAGTTTTATTAGACGCAAATAGCGATTTAACATTCGACGACTTATACAGTGAAGAAGAGCGTTCTTTTTCAGTCAAATATATTCGTGATAGTGAAGAGTTGTTTTACGGATGGTTAAGCCCTGAAGGATTATTTGAAGACTTTGTTCAAGATAAATGGCAAATATCATTGAATTGTACAGATGGCATAGGATTCCTTAAAAATTTATCTTATGTAACAAATGAAGGGTTAAACTTTATAGGAAAACAAAGCGGTTTAGAAATAATAGTAAACTGTTTAAAAAGAACAGGCTTAGAGCAGGATATTTACACGTCAACAAATATAATTTACGAAGGATTAAGTACAAGTGTAAATCCGTTAGCAAACGTTTACTTTAATTCTGATCGATTTATTAAAGATGATGGCGACACTATAATGAATTGCGATGAAGTATTGCGTAGTGTGTTAGAAAACTTTAGTATGTGTATTACTCAAAGACAAGGGGCGTGGTATTTGTATTCTCCAAATCATATGTATAACATTATAGCAACACAGGTTTTTTACGCTTATGATTATAATGGCGATGCTTTGAGTCCAACTACAGTAACAATAGATTTTAATCAAGATTTAGGTAGTCAAATTAATGGTTTTTATCCGTATCATTCAGGATCAAATCAACAAATAAGCACAAAAAGTTCTTTAGGTGCATATCGCATTAACTACAAATACGGGCTTGTTAAAAGATTTATAAGTAATAACTTTATTATTAGCAATAGCGATACTGATATACCAGATTATACGATAACAGATGATACTTATTTATCGTTTCCAACAGATAGAATAGGGGTTTATGTTGAAACTACTGGATCATCTTCAGAGGTGTTGAAAATAAGTGATACAATTTCTTTATCAGAAAGCTCCAGAGTAAAAATAAAGTTTACTACTTTAGGGATAGGTGTTTTTGCGTCTGCTCAGTATTACGGGGCTGTCTTTGAGGTTAAATTAATAGGTGTTTCTAATACTTATTATTTAAAACTAAAGGATTTGATAAGCGGAGATTTTACTCAAAATAGGGTTTTTTCTGCTTCATGGGAAACTTCATATAATACCTTAACATCTGGTTCTTTTGTTAGTGGTGGAGAGCTTTTTGAAGACAGACCTACTTACGAGTCAGAAGATTTACCAGAAGATGGTGATGTAGAGGTAAGAATTTTAACATCAATTATCGGATCGGGTGCGCCTGGAGGTACACCGAACGGAAACGTGTATATTAAAGAACTTAGTTTTTCACCAATAATAAATGAAGGTAATTTAAAAGGCGAAAACCATACTTTTCAAAGAACAAACAAGCCTAGTTCTAAAATTAAAAATGTTAAAACGGTTTACACAGGAGACAATACAAGTGACATTTACGAAGGGGCTATTTACAAATCAGACGAAACAACAACAACACAGAACTGGCTTAGAATAGGATATTCGGAAAGTAAACCATTACTTAGAATAATGGGGGAAAATAAAATGCGAATGAATTCAAGACCATTAAAAGAGTTTAAAGGCTCTGTTTATGGGTATTTTCCGTACTTGAGTGTCGTAACTATAGATAACATATCAGGATTATTTATGTGTACTGAATATGTATACAACGCTTTAGAGAATAAAGTAGATGTTACATTTAAAGAGACATTAAACCTAGAATTATCAGATGTCAGTTATCAATTGGATTTAGATTACGGAAATGTAGTTGAACCTACAATAAGGGGTTAATTGCAGTATTTTATAATAGATAATATCTATCTTTACACTTATGGCTATAGATAATAATTATATAAACGGAACAGATCAATTAATATATATTGATTATGGGGAAGGTTTTTTCCCTGTAGGTGCTTTAACTTCAAATTCGTTTGAAGAGAGTTCAAACACAATATCAACAACAACAAGAGACAATCAAGGGTGGGAAACTCAACAAATCACAAATCAAAACTATATAATCAATTTTGACGGATTAGTGATTAACACTATTTACACTAAAGGGGATTTTGATAAAATTAGTTATGATAGATTAAAAATAATAAAAAGAGATCGACAGATTATTGATTGGAAAATACAAGATAATAATTTACAATTTATTGAAAGCGGTCAAGCTCAAATAACAGATTTAGCATCAGAAGGAAATATAGACGAGTATGTTTTATTTAGTTGCACAATGTTGGGTTATGGCAAACCATCAAGTACAAGTGGAAGAGCTTACATATTGCAGGATGGAAGAGAAAATAATTTACAAGACGGAGATAACAATAACTTAATAACAGGATAATGAGTACAGCAGTAACAGGGGTGGATTTTAACGAACTAGCACCAAAGCCAAGTATTTTGGTAAATGATTTAATTGCGATGTCGGATTCAAATGGTTTGGCATATAGTGTAAACACGCAGGAATTACAGGTTTTTTTAAATACAATAGGAGTAGTTTCTTATCAGGGAGTTTTGCTGGCTGCTGATTCAGCGGTTACACAAGACGGTATTTATTTAGCAGGTGACAGCGGAACATATACTAATAACGGAGGTTTAGTTGTTGACATCAATAATAATTTTGTTTTGATATCAATTACAGAAACGCAAACGGTATTTACACAAGTAGAGATTCCGTTAAATATTGTTTTTGATGCAGTACCGAAAGAAGGAAGCACCAAGGCAGTAGAAAGCGGCGGCGTTTTTAGTAAGGATTATATCACAATAGATGTAGACAACGATTGTTTTAATGGTGATTTTCAAAGTGGAACATCAGGGTTAGGGTATTTTTCATTGACAGCTTCTATTGAAACAGGTGATTTTAAAGTAGGTACTCAATGCTTAAAAGCAACCACAACAAGTGACGGTTTATCTTCATGGTCAAAAACGTATAACTCAACTGCGGTAGGGGATAAATTATTTATGGGCTTTTGGACTAAAAACGGAACTACAGACAATATAAGAGATTATATTTACGGATCTGTTTCTTCTACTTATATACTAGGAAGTACTAGAACAATTCCAGAAAGTGATTGGGTTTGGGTATCTTATTATCTCGAGACAGAAGCAGTAGAATCTATTTATTTACGTCCTCAATTTGGAACTTTAACAGGTGATTATAGATTATTCGACGGGGTTACGGTTATTAATTTAACCGAGGCTTTTGGAGCAGGAAAAGAACCCACTAAGGAGGATATGGATAATTTAGTTTTCGATAATGGAAACTACATAGGAGATACTACTCCTTTAAAATATACTCAATTTACAGAATCGGCTTCATCAACAAGTTCTGAGAATACAGATGTTGCTTCAATGGTTTGTGCGGTTGTTGATTTAGAAGGTGACGAAATTACCATGTATAGTAAGGTGAGTAAAAGAAAAACAGTTTTTTGGGTTATCAAAAAGTTTGGAGTAAATGACGCTATGCAAATGTATTCTTATGGATGGTTTTATAGCGACAACGGAAGCACACCACAACCACCAGAGCCATACGACACGGTTACAACTATTGGAGCAGGTGCTGACTACATAGGATCGGTTAAAATTGCCTTAACTACAGGAGGTGATTCAGGTACAGAAGCTTTTACAGGTGGAA